AAAAACCGAAGAGAAGAAAGAACTCTCTATGACTATGAAAGAGTACGAACAATGGAGAAAAGATAATCCCGATTGGGATAGAGATTGGTCTGAAGGTTGTGCTTCATCTCAAGAAATGTTCAAATGGACAGGAGAAGCAAAGTCTAGTGGTTGGAATGAAGTGCTAGACAGAGCATCCAAGCAACCAGGTTCAACTGTTCGTAAAAATAGAGACTATTCATTCTAATGCCAACAAAGAAAAGGAAGAACGGAGATTCCGTCAGTGGGATCGGTAGCATGAGTACAAAAAGGTTAAAAAGAAAGAAACCTATTAACACAGATGCGATGGTTGATATTCAACCATTAACAAAAAGTCAAGAAAGATTTTTTGAAGCATACAAAGAAGGTAAAAATATATTTGCATATGGTTGTGCAGGAACAGGAAAAACTTTTGCAGCATTATATCTTGCTCTAAAGGATGTTCTTGATCCCTTGACACCATTTGAAAATGTATATCTTGTCAGATCATTAGTATCCACTCGTGAGATTGGTTTCCTACCTGGAGACCATGAGGATAAATCCTTTCTATATCAAATTCCATACAAACATATGGTAAAGTATATGTTTGAGATGGCAGATGATACTGAGTTTGAGTTACTCTATGGTGCACTCAAATCACAGGAGACAGTTAAGTTCTGGTCTACATCATTCATTCGTGGAACAACATTGGATAATTCAATTATTCTTGTTGATGAAATGCAGAACTTGAATTTTCATGAACTTGATAGTATAATAACAAGAGTTGGTGAAAATAGTAAGATTATATTTTGTGGTGATGCATCACAGACTGACCTTACAAAGACAAATGAAAGAAATGGTATTCTCGAATTTATGAAAATCATTTCTGCAATGGATCAAGACTTTGCTTCCATTGAATTTGGTATTGAAGATATTGTCCGTTCTGGACTAGTCCGTAATTACCTCCTTGCTAAAACAACTTTAGGTATGTAATGTTTACACATTTAGATTATTTGTCAGAGAACGTTGATCTCGAAACTGTGGCAATAGACGGTACTCGTTTTTATATAACTCCGTCTGGTAAAAAGTATCCTTCGATCACTTCTGTGACAAGTTTCTACAATCGTGATATATTCATTAGGTGGAGAAAAAAAGTTGGAGAAGAAAAGGCAAACAAGATCACTAGGGAATCTACATTTAGAGGAACTAAGTATCATGATCTAGTAGAACATTATATGAAGAATGAAGACATCAATGATTTGAATGTTCTTCCTTCTACAAAATTTTTGTTCTTGCAATCTAAAGAACATTTGGATCGCATAAATAACATACACGCTCTAGAGAAGTCAATGTATAGTGACTATCTGGGGTTGGCAGGTAGAGTAGATTGTATCGCAGAGTTTGATGGAGAGTTAGCGGTAATAGATTTTAAAACTGCAACAAAGATTAAACCAGAGGAATGGATTGAAAACTATTTCGTGCAGGAGACTGCATATGCATGTATGTATTTTGAAATGACTGGTATCCCAGTTAAAAAGTTAATTACTATTATGGTGGCGGAAAATGGAGACTGCGTTGTCTACGAAAAACGAAACAAAGGTGAGTATATTAAACTTCTTACCAAGTACATTAGAAAGTTTGTCGATTACAAAACAGGAGCACATGGCAAGTAAAGACAAAAAACCAGAAGATAAACTTGATGATGTCATTAAGGAAAAGTTCTTATGCAAACAAAGGTTTACACAAGAGGTAGAGGAACTTGTTAAGACTTACAAGTTTAATTACATTGATGCTATTCTTACATTCTGTGAAGAGAATAAGATTGAGTTACAAGCAGTTTCTAAGTTGATTACAAAACCAATGAAAGAAAAGTTAAAGTATGATGCCATGCAACTTAACTTTCTAAAGAAAACATCACGAGCAAAACTACCTTTATAATGCCTAGTAAATCTGAATTAATGCACTACCGCCTACAGGCATGGATCAGAGAAAATAAATCAAATAAAGATTTGAAGTATCTCGGATACAAACCTGATGCATGGGGAGTGAAACATCACTACTATCAAATAGCGAATCATGAAGTCTCTGTTGACATGATTGAAGACCTAGAACCAGTGGACGATGACACCGATTGAAGTATACAAAACATACTTAGCATTCAAGAATCATTTTACCAAGAAGAATTACGATTACTTTAAATACTGTGGTAAGACGAATGCATCAAGAGATGCGTTTAATAAGAGAAAGGATAGATATTTTTTTGAAAGAATGTCTCGTAAGAAAACTGATGAAGAGATACGACATTATTTTCTTGCGAACTTTGTAGAGTGTAGTGATCCCGATGCTCTATGGATAGGTGAAATAATAAGAAACGGAAATGATTATCATACCTCTTGGTTGAAGAGATATCAAGGTATGACATACCTATTCGAGAATGAATCTGAGTTCATCAATAAAAAAAATTTTGAGAATTTGTTTGAAATAAAAGGTCACTCACATCCTGAGATATTAAAGATGTATCTTCAAGGTAATATATCAATAGAGAGTATGGTCATACTGGATATGATGCTCAACTATTCTAAAAAATTTAACAAGAAACTACTTGATCCTGTGTGGGAAACCGTAGAAATGAAAATTCAAAAGTACAAACCCTTCCTAAATATAGATGTGGACAAATTCAAAAACATATTATTAGAAAGATTAAAATGAGTGATTTTTTCAATTCACCAGTAGTAAGAGACACCGTTATGGAGTTAGCAGAAATGCAACACAAACTTGTGCTGCAAATGTCAACTCTTCCAATCATGTCTGTGGAGCAAAGAAAGAGTCACCTCCAAGAAATGAAAGTATTTCTAGAGAAACAAAAACTTTTTTTCTTTCGTATGAGTCTAGTTGAAGATAAAGAGGTAGATCTGATCAAGAAAAAATTGATTGAGTCTGCTAAGATGTTTGGTTATGATGAGATTGACGATATGAACAAGTTCTTTGACAGATTAGACAAGACAATCAGTGAGATTGAAAGCAGCATTGACAAATGCTGACATATGTTGTATAATAATAAAGTCCATTTAAACAAACTATCCTAATAAATCCGCATGTCATTCGCAAAATTAAAGAAACAATCTAGAACAGGTTCTCTAACTGATAAATTAATCAAGCAAGTAGAGAAGTTAAACGATAAAGGCAGTAATGTCGATGAACGTATTTGGAAACCATCAGTCGATAAGTCTGGTAATGGTTATGCCATCATACGTTTCCTCCCAGAGTCAGAAGGTTCTGAGTTACCTTGGGCAAGAGTATACACTCATGCATTTCAAGGGCCTGGTGGTTGGTACATAGAGAACTCTCTTACCACATTAGGACAAAAAGATCCTGTCTCTGAGCACAACTCACAGTTATGGAACTCTGGTTCAGATGCGAACAAAGAAATAGCACGTAAGCAAAAGCGTAGACTATCATATTACAGTAACATCTATGTTGTAAGTGATCCTGCAAATCCTGAGAATGAAGGCAAAGTATTCTTATACAAATATGGTAAGAAAATCTTTGACAAAATCATGGAAGCGATGAAGCCTGAGTTTGCAGATGAAACTCCAATCAATCCATTTGATTTCTGGCAAGGTGCAAACTTCAAACTTAAGATTCGTAAGGTTGAAGGTTATCAAAACTACGATAAGTCTGAGTTTGATAATGCATCTGCTCTCTTTGATGATGATGACAAACTAGAGAAGATCTACAATTCATTGCATGATCTATCTGAGTTTACAACACCTGATAAGTTCAAGTCTTATGATGACTTGAAGAAGCGTTTGGTATATGTTCTTGGTATGAATCAACCTGCTAAGAGAATAGATCCAGAAGTTGCAGAAGAAGATGCAACATGGGAAAG